TGCTGCAGGTCACAAAATAAAATTTGGTGTTAGACCTAAACTATAATGGCTAAAGCCTCTAAAGAAACGTTCTATTTAGGTAATAAAAACTTACCTGTACCCGAGACTAACTTTCAATGGAATGAGGTCATGATTGAAGACTTGGAACGTGCACGCAAGTCCATATTACATTTTTCTCGTTTTTTTTATATAGTTAACCTTGATGAAGGTAAGCAACCAATTAAGCTTTATAACTATCAAAAGCGTATTTTAAAAGCTTTAACTGATAACAGATTTAATGTTGTATTAGCATCAAGACAAGTCGGCAAAACTTCTTTGCTAACTATATTTGCTTTATGGATGATTTGCTTTCAAGACGATTATAGAGTACTATTAATTGCCAATAAAGAAAATACCGCTATTAATATTTTTAAGCGTATTCGTTTAGCTTATGAAATGTTACCGAACTTTTTGAAACCGGGTGTTATAAACTATGCTAAAACCGGTTTAGAGTTAGCTAACGGTAGTTCAATTGGTATTAGTACTACAACCTCTGATGCTGCCAGAGGTGAGTCTATCAACTGTCTACTCATTGACGAAGCCGCATTCATTCCACCTGAGTTTATGAACGACTTTTGGGAATCAGTATTCCCTGTAATTTCGTCTTCAAAGAAGTCCAAAATTTTTATGTTATCGACCCCTAATGGTGTGGGCAACTTATTTTATAACATATATACAGAATCTTTGGATGGTAGTAATGGTTGGCACAATGAAAGAGTAGATTGGTGGGAGGTGCCTGGTAGAGATGAAAAGTGGAGAGATATGACAGCTAAGGCTCTTGGTTCTGTAGAAGCATTTAATCAAGAATACGGTAATGAATTTAGAGCAGCTGGTGAAAACGCTTTAGATAGTGACTTAATGTTAGAGTTCGAAAAAACAGCTCCAGAACCCATATTAACAAGCGATGATGAATGCTATAAGATTTATGTAGAAAGAAAACCAAGACATTTCTATACAATTGGGGTTGACGTTGGAGATGGTATTGGTAGAGCTAACTCTGCTATTCAAGTACTGGATATTACGGATTTAACCAATATAGAACAGGTCGCTACGTACGCAAATAACAAGCTTGACCCTTTTAATTTTGCTGGGAAATTAGTGGAAATAGCCCACGAATGGGGAAGGCCACCTTTGTTAGTAGAACGCAATAATTGCGGTGCTCAGGTTATAGATGCATTAATACATACTCACAATTATGAAAGCTTAATAAAGTACACACCGAGTATGGGTACGTTTACTGAAAAGGCGGATAGAGATAATAGAATGGGCGTATACTCGCACACTAATAGTAAGTTCAATGCAATGGCAAACTTACGTTATTGGATGTCTACTTTAAAGTGTCTTAAGTTGTACGACAAAGAAACCATTAATGAGTTTAAAACATATGTTAAACAAGCCAATGGTGTGTGGAAAAAACAATCAGATCGTTATTTAGACGATAGAGTAGAGTCCTTAATATGGGCATTATTTGCTTTAGATACTAAAGTAGTAGAACAGTTTTATGAAGTAATGGAAAGAGATGGTAATGGTAAACCACTAAAAATAGCTCCGTTAGATTGGGACCCGTTTAGTGTGGGTGATATTGAACTACCAAGCCAAAAAGATTTATATAATAGGTACGAAAAAGGTAAAAGTCCAGATGCAACAGTACGTAACCCAACTATATTTGCCGGTAAAGACAATAACTCTGACGTTGATGAGTTATACGCACAGGGATGGAAGCCGCTGAACTTCAATTCAGCTTCTGGTCGTTTAAACGGTGGAATGTTTTAGTACATAAAAAAAAGCCGTTATTGCTAACGGCTTTGTAAACTGTACTATGTCTAAGTCTTAAGCAAAGAGATCGTCGCCAACCTTTGGCTCTTTAGTAGCACCTGCTGTAAACTTCTTTGTGTTTTGAAGTTTCTTGATATCGCCGTGCTCTTCTTTTGGTTCTGGCTCATTACGGATCTTACCATCTTCAGCTTTACCACCTGTAGCTTTGTTTGTACCTTTTGTACTTGCTACAACTGGCTTGCTAACTGAATCAGGATTACCCTTCTTTAAGGAACCATTAGCTTTAGTTAAAACATGACCTTCGTCTTCTGCTTCAACTTCTTCAGCTACCATTCCTTCATCTTCGGTATGGCCAGCAATTTCTTGATCTTCATCAGGTAAATCACCGTGTTCAGCATCTACTTCTTTATCTTTCTTTAAAAATGAAAGAACCTTTTCAAGCATTTCAATAGCTTCCTCATGTGTAGGAAGTTCTTCGTGCTGCATTTCATCGCCGCCCATTTCAGCACCATCTGCAGCTGCGTCAGTAGCAGGCATTACACCAGCTTCTTCTTCATCGTGCATCATTGCTTCTTCGTTTTCGTTGAATGGAACACCTTTGATTGCGTTCTCATATAGTTGATCGAATTTTGATTTTGACATAGTAAACTTTGGTTTGTAGATATATTTATTGTTTTCAGCTACAGTTTCTTTAACTTTTTCTTTAGCAGTAGTATTTTTCTCTGCTTCTGTATCTGCTTCTCCTTCTTTTGCTTCATGCTCTTCTTTACCTTCCTCTTCATCTTTCATTTTCTTAGCATCAGCGCCTGGATCTTCCATTTTATCTACGGGCTTAAAGCCGCTCTTTTTTGGATTTAATCCAGCAGGACCGCTTTTTGGTAATGGTGGTGTAACTTCTGCACCATCAACCTTTTTAACACCAGGACCGCCCCCGAGTGCACTTCCGGCCTTAACCATGTTCTCAGTTAGATATACACTTGTATCTGTATGTTCTACAGCTTGAGTAGCTTTTTCATTAACTACATCAGGAACTGAAATATTAGCAGCGGCAATATTTCCATAAAGTTCGCCGAGGTCGGATAGGTTTTTAATCTTCATTTACAATATTATTTAGTATATCTGGCTGTAAATCTATAGATTATAGTAAATAATTTTAATGTGTGCGTCTTTTCTATCTAAATATTGTATTGATACTGGTACATATACACCACCAGGTGTTGATGGTGTTGGGGATCAATTAAGTGGTGGATACAATTGTACGTACGGAACAAGCGGTGTTAGATTTCTTAATGTTGCTGATAACAGCGCGCAGATATCTTTATTCAATAGTTGGTGGCAAGAACAAATAAGTCAATATGGGCAGCAAATTAACTATTATATAAATGGTTATAATTTATCCGCTCATGATTATCTATATGGAGAGCATACATTATTAAGATATGCCCCACCTATTCCAATGGTAATGGCAATCCAGTTAAGTAATGATAATGTTATATTAAGCAAATTCGGTTTACAGGGTGAAGCAGATTTAACGGCTTGGATTGGTATAAACACTTTCACAACAACGGTTACCGCAGTTAGCGGTGCGCTTTCTGCATATAACTACGAACCTAAAGCAGGAGATCTCATAGAGTTAGCAGAATACGGTTCTACCCGCCCTAATGGTAGATCAGGTAAAGTATTTGAAATAACAGAACGTCTTGATGAATCCGGTGGTGAAGAATCTAACCAAATTATGGGCCATTATATATGGACTATAAAAGCGAAACGTTATGAATGGAATTACGAACTTAGTGCTCCACGTGAAAAGAAAATGGATCAAGTATATGACAACAAATATGAAGGTCCAGTTAACAGTTTACCAAAAGTACTGGAAACAAAAGAATATACGCAATTTGTTGATAAACCTTCAGCAGAAGTATTTGATTATAGAGAGAACGCTCAATCCAATACATTAGTATACGGTGACTACGAAGACACTAATGTACTTGTAAGGTTAATTGGTGTCACAAATCAAGCCGGTACAGTTACCGGTGCAGTTGCAGTTTCCGGCGCAAACACGTACTTAGTAGCTAAGAGTCCTAATAACTAACAGATGTATCAATAAGTATTTACCTCCTTCCATGTCCGTAGATTATCCAAATTTAATATTTCCTCACGAACTACCAACGGTACCAAGTTTATCTGGACAGGACCTAATTTATCTTGAACAACCAAACGGAGACGGTACATACACGTCATATGCTGTTTCGTTATCAGCATTATTTGGGTGGAGCGGTGCAAGTGGTGGTGGCGGTGGTGGTTCAGGTATTTCTGGCTTTAGTGGTTACAGTGGTTACTCCGGTGCGTCTGGCGCACCTGGTGGTACGTCAGGTTATTCTGGTTATAGTGGTACGCAAGGTATACAGGGTATACCAGGCATTCAAGGTATTTCTGGTTACTCGGGTTTCTCCGGTGCAGCTGGTTCGGATTATGTTTTCCCGTCAAACTTGACAGTATCTTTAGCTCCAGGTTATACATTTGGTCAATATAAAAACGGAGACGTTATACCTGCCTCAGGTTTAACTGTACAGCAAGTTATTAATTTAGCTATTAGTGGTGTGGTACCTACCCCGACACCTACACCGGTCGTCACTTATACACCGACTCCGGCCCCTACAAGTACGCCTACAGTAACTCCAACCCCTGTACCTACAAGTACACCTGTTCCAACAGCTACAGCTACTCCTACACCAACAGTTACACCAACACCTACTGTAACACCAACACCTACAGTAACTCATACTCCTGCTCCAACAGCTACCCCAACACCGACACCAACAGCTACTCCAACTCCAACACCTACTGGTATGGCTGGTGTAATATACTTTGGTCCTTCTGCAGCTGTACCAACTACTTCAAGCGATGTACAAGCCTTAAGTTCTACGTACACAAATGGCGCAAATCCATTCAATTTCTGGACAGGAACGACTTATAACAACTTTACAGTAGCTTTACCTGCTGCAAACAATTTAGTAACTATTATAGATGCAAATGCATTCTTTGTTGATTTGACAGATCACTTCAGCACTCAAAGCACGGTAAGCATAACAGTGGGTGGAACTCCTACTACCTATAACCTATATACTATGACGAACGCTATACCATATAGTCCTTCGCATAAACTATTAGTAACATTCTCGTAACATGGCATTAACTCCAGGCTTAGAAATTCCATTTGGTATACAACCAGTCAACCCGGTACCGGTTGATACGTGGTCAGGTCCTTATTATGGACCAAACGAAACCGCAGCAAAAGCAGCAGCTAATGCAGCAATACCTCAAGCAATAAGATTTCAATCATTACAGGTTCGTCTTATTATTGCAGGTGTGCCTTATATATACTGGTACGATACAGGTACGACAGATACTGACTTACACATATTTTCAACAGGTGGTGGTGGTACATCTGGTTACTCTGGTTATTCGGGTGTTAGTGGCTGGTCTGGTATATCTGGTTATTCAGGCTTTAACGCTAACAACCAATCTGTAACATATACAAATTCGTTTAGTGCAGGTCAAGCAATTTATAAAACAACAGGTGGTTACGATTTAGCTTTAGCAAACGATATTAATACTTCTGAAGTTATAGGGGTAGTACAATCTGCAAATAGTAGCGAATTCACATATGTTATTAATGGTTATATTTCAGGACTAACTGGTATTGAAGATGCTACATGTTATTACCTTTCAGACACAGTACCCGGTCAAATAACAACAGATGCTCCTACTGCAAGTGGTAGTGTCATTAAACCGGTATTAATTGGTACAGGTACAACAACTGGTGTGGTTGTTGAATTTCCTGGAGTAATAATTGGTAGTACAAACAATGGTACCAGTGGTTATTTAGCACGTTGGACTGGTGCCCATTCTTTAGGTAATAGTAGTATATTTGATAGCGGTCCAGATGTTATAATAGACGCCACCACAACTATTAATGGTGATTTTAATATTCTTGGCACATACCTTTTAAGTGGTGTACCGGTTTTCGATGGTGTTAGTGGTGTATCGGGTTATAGTGGTTATAGTGGTACAAATGGTACTAATGGTATAAGTGGTATGTCCGGTAAGAGTGGTTATAGTGGTTGGTCAGGTTATTCTGGTTCCGGTGTTTCAGGTTATAGCGGTTATTCAGGTATTTCTGGTTTTTCAGGCTTTAGTGGTTATTCCGGTATAAACGGTATAATAGGTGTAAATGGTACTTCCGGTTACTCTGGTATATCTGGTTACTCCGGTTATAGTGGTATAGATAGTTTAGGCTTCAACTATCGTGGTCAATATGACAACACTCAAACATATAGTATTAACGACATTGTTACTAACGGTCAAAATTTATATGTAGCTTTAGCTTCATCAACCAACCCAGGTATAGTTTTAACTAATACAGCTGTTTGGAATAAATCAGTTACAGGTACTTCAGGCTATTCTGGTTGGTCTGGTATATCCGGTTTTAGTGGTTTAGGTTTTTCAGGTAAGTCTGGTTACTCAGGTTATTCTGGTACTAACGGTACCAATGGTGCTTCTGGTTATAGCGGTATATCAGGTTACTCTGGTACTGCAGGTGCAAGCGGTATATCAGGTTATTCTGGTGCAGCAGGTACAGGAAGTGGATCTATTAACTATTCTGATGTTATAGTTGTAAGCACAAAAGCTGATAATTATTGGACTGCATATACATTAACTGGGAATGTTGAAGGGTTATATAGCAATTCGCCTTTAACGTTAAGTTCTCAAACTGTATACGGTAAACAGTTTAGTAGTGGTACTAAAACACTTATTGTAAATGATGGACCAATACACACTAATAGTACGTATGGTATAGTAGTTGAATTTCCTTCAAGCCCAAACGTGGGGGATGTTATTAGTGCTCCTTGTGTCACAATAACTAATATAGTTAGTGCCGGTTATTTTGTTCCGGGTACTGTATATACAATTGTAACACCTGGCGATACTAATTGGTCTTCTGTAGGTGCATCACAAAATTATTCAGGATTTACTTTTACAGCTACCAGTGCTGGTACGTGGGATCCAGGAGCTGGTACAGCTTCAACCCCGGCTGGAGTAGCTTACTTAATATTTAAACCAGCCTCAGGACAAGTAGCTGTACTACAATTCCAAGGTGGTGGTCAAGTATATCCATTTGGTCAAGGTGCTTCTTATATTGCAGCTTATGTTCCGCTCGGTGGACAATTTGGAGCTCAACCTATCACTTGGGTATATGCAGGGGTAATGGGTGGTGTACCGACTTGGTATCAAATGTACTTCTAATCTTAAGCTGTTCGGGATATATTTAGTTTAAAACTAAATTAAGGCTTTTTATAATAAATTATTAAAAAGCCCACTTAAAAGATATAAATAATTTGTAATAACCCAATAAATTTATGTCATTACCCAATCGAGGCGCTTTTTCTGCAGTTTATAATCCAATCGGTGTATCAGGTTTCTCTGGTTACTCTGGTTCCGGTGTGTCCGGTTATAGTGGCTGGTCTGGTGTATCTGGTATCTCAGGCTGGTCTGGTATCTCTGGCTATAGTGGCTGGAGCGGTATATCTGGCTTTAGCGGTACATCTGGTTACAGCGGTACATCAGGCTTTTCAGGCTGGAGCGGTATTTCTGGTTGGTCAGGTATTTCAGGCTGGTCTGGTTGGTCAGGTATTTCTGGCTTCAGCGGCTTCTCAGGTTGGTCTGGACAATCGGGTTATTCAGGCACATCTGGCTTCTCAGGCTTTAGTGGTATTTCAGGCTGGTCCGGTATTTCGGGCTTTAGCGGTACATCAGGCTGGAGTGGTATCTCTGGTTGGTCTGGCATAAGCGGTTGGTCAGGTATTTCTGGCTGGTCTGGTATAAGCGGTTATTCTGGTACATCAGGCTGGAGCGGTATTTCGGGTTATTCTGGTACGTCTGGCTTCTCAGGCTTTAGTGGTATCTCTGGTTGGTCAGGCATTTCTGGCTTCAGCGGTACGTCAGGCTGGTCCGGTATTTCCGGTTGGTCTGGTATTTCTGGTATTTCCGGTTGGTCTGGTATATCAGGCTTTAGCGGCTTTAGTGGTATTTCAGGCTTTAGCGGTACTTCAGGTTATTCTGGTACCTCAGGCTTCTCTGGTTGGTCAGGCATTTCTGGTTGGTCTGGTTATTCAGGCTACTCTGGTTGGTCTGGCGTAAGCGGTATTTCAGGTTGGTCTGGTATTAGTGGCTGGAGTGGTATCTCAGGCTGGTCTGGTATTTCAGGCTTCAGTGGTACGTCTGGCTTCTCAGGCTTTAGCGGTATTTCAGGCTTCTCTGGTTGGTCAGGCATTTCTGGCTTCTCTGGTTATAGCGGCGTAAGCGGTTGGTCAGGTATTTCTGGCTGGTCTGGTATTAGTGGCTTTAGCGGTATTAGCGGTTACTCCGGTTGGTCAGGTATTTCAGGTTGGTCTGGTATTTCAGGCTTCTCTGGTTACTCTGGTACAAATGGTACGTCAGTAACTATTATTGGTACAGTTCCTACAGTCGGAGTCGATCCTCAAACAACATTAAATACAGCTTACCCAAGCGCAGTTAATGGTAATGGTGTTATTGATGAAGCATCTGGCGATTTATGGGTATACGGTAATGGTGTATGGGCAAACGTTGGCCAAGTAAAAGGTGACTCAGGCTTCTCTGGTTGGTCTGGTATATCCGGTTGGTCCGGTATTTCAGGTTGGTCAGGTATTAGCGGCTGGTCTGGCTTTAGCGGTATTTCTGGCTGGTCTGGTATTAGTGGCTTTAGCGGTATTTCAGGCTATTCTGGTACATCAGGCTTTAGCGGCTTCTCTGGTATTAGTGGTTACAGCGGTTACTCTGGTACGTCTGGTTATAGCGGCTGGTCCGGTATTTCAGGTTGGTCAGGTATCTCTGGCTGGTCTGGTATTAGCGGTTTCTCTGGCACTTCGGGCTGGAGCGGTATTAGTGGCTTCTCAGGCTACTCCGGTATATCGGGCTTTAGCGGTACATCTGGCTATAGCGGTATTTCTGGTTGGTCAGGCTTTAGCGGTATTTCAGGTTGGAGCGGTATTTCAGGCTTCTCTGGTACCTCAGGTTGGTCTGGCATAAGCGGTTGGTCAGGTATTTCTGGCTACTCCGGTTGGTCTGGTATTAGCGGTTATAGCGGCTGGTCTGGTATTTCAGGCTTCTCTGGTACATCAGGCTACTCTGGTATTTCAGGTTGGTCAGGTATTTCTGGCTGGTCTGGTATTTCAGGCTTTAGCGGTACCTCAGGTTGGTCAGGCATTTCTGGCTTTAGTGGCTGGTCTGGTATTTCAGGCTGGTCTGGTTGGTCAGGTATTAGCGGTTATAGTGGCTGGTCTGGCATTAGCGGCTTCAGCGGTACTTCTGGCTACTCCGGTATTTCAGGTTGGTCAGGCTGGTCTGGTATATCCGGTTGGTCTGGCATAAGTGGCTGGTCCGGCTTTAGCGGTATTAGCGGTTGGTCAGGTATATCTGGTATTTCCGGTTACTCTGGCTGGTCTGGTATTTCAGGTTACTCTGGTATCAGTGGCTATAGCGGCTGGTCCGGTATTAGCGGTTGGTCAGGTATTTCTGGTTACTCAGGCTACTCTGGTTGGTCTGGTATCAGTGGTGCTGACGCAACATTACAATTAACAATTCCATATTCAAACGACTTTACACCTGGTACTGTAATTTACAGAGATCAGAGTGGTTCGTACCTACGTGCAAAAGCAGACAGTATTTCTACTGTTGATGCAATTGGTATCGTACAAGACGCAACAGGAAGTCAGTTTACAATCGTATACAACGGTCAAATTTCAAACCTCTCTGGTTTAACAGATGGTTACGGTTATTACCTATCTGATCAAACAGCTGGTGCATTAACAGATACAGCTCCTTCATTAAGTGGCTCGTTCATTAAGCCAATGTTAATCGCTACAAGCGATTCAACAGGTGTTGTAGTTGAATATCCAGCAACTCAAATCGGTTCTACAAACAACGGTACAAGCGGTTACCTTGCATTATGGACAAGTAATCAAACACTTGGTAATAGCTTAGTAACACAAGTAGGCAACACAATTCACTTTGACGGTAACTTCGAAGTTACAGGTACAATTTCAATGAGTGGCGCAAACTTGCAAGGCTACTCAGGCTATTCTGGTTACTCTGGCGCTAACGGTGCTTCTGCTTCGTCAGGTTATTCTGGTTATAGTGGTATAAGCGGGTACAGTGGTTATTCAGGTATTTCCGGTTACAGTGGTATCTCAGGTTATAGCGGATATATAGGTATATCAGGTTATAGCGGTATTTCAGGTTATTCTGGTATAAGTGGGTATTCTGGTATAAGTGGCTATAGTGGTATATCTGGTTGGTCCGGTTATAGTGGTATCTCAGGCTATAGCGGTATTAGCGGTTGGTCAGGTTACAGTGGCTATAGTGGTCCTCAAGGTGATCCTGGCGTACAAGGATTTGCTGGTAATGACGGTACTTCCGGCTTCTCAGGTTGGTCTGGTATTTCAGGCTACTCTGGTACTTCAGGCTTTAGCGGTTATAGTGGTACATCAGGTTACTCTGGTACATCTGGCTTCTCAGGCTTCTCTGGTACATCAGGTTATTCTGGTACATCAGGCTTTAGCGGTATTTCAGGCTATTCTGGTACTTCAGGCTTTAGCGGTATAAGCGGCTTTAGCGGTTATAGTGGTACATCAGGTTACTCTGGTACATCTGGCTTCTCAGGCTTCTCTGGTACATCAGGTTATTCTGGTACATCAGGCTTTAGCGGTATAAGCGGTTATAGCGGTATCTCAGGCTTTAGCGGTATCTCAGGCTTTAGCGGTTATTCCGGTATAAGCGGTTATAGTGGTACATCTGGCTTCTCAGGCTTCTCTGGTACATCAGGTTATTCTGGTACATCAGGCTTTAGCGGCTTTAGCGGTACTTCAGGCTTTAGCGGCTTCTCTGGTATTAGTGGCTTTAGCGGTATCAGTGGCTACTCTGGTACATCTGGTTGGTCTGGTCAAACAGGCGCATCGGTATACGGTAGAACATACTTCTTCAATGAAACAGATAGTGATCAAACATCTTATGAAAGTTTGACATTACAACCAGGCGGTGGTTCAGTAAACGATGACGTTGTTGTAGTATCTACCGGTAATAGCTCACTTGCAAGCCCAGTATTAATTGATGGTTATTTAACACCAGCTGGTGAACCTGGGCTAACAGAAATACCTGCAGGTCTGTGGGATATTGAATTTTTCCGTAAAGTAAATTCAAATTCAGCAAACTTTGTATTCCAAGTATATACTTGGGTCAATGCAACAAGCAGTACAGGTACATTAATATTAAGTGCAGATTCTGGTGCGGTAACAGATACAACTACAACATATCAAAAAGTATCTTATGCTACAAATAGTATTACAACACTAAATGCAGCAGACAGAATCTTAACACAGGTTTACGCATACTCAACAAGTTCGTCGTCAGTATCTGCTACATTCATATATAACGGTACTACTAACTATTCAGTATTACGTTCACCAATCGGTCAAGGTGCTACAGGTGCTTCTGGTTACTCAGGTTATTCTGGCATTGGCACTTCGGGTTATTCTGGTACATCTGGTTATTCAGGCTTCTCGGGATACTCTGGTATTTCGGGCTACTCTGGTACTTCTGGCTTCTCAGGCTTTAGCGGTACTTCAGGTTATTCTGGTACATCAGGCTTTAGTGGCTTCAGCGGTACATCTGGTTACTCAGGCTTTAGCGGTACTTCCGGTTTTAGCGGTTATAGCGGTATATCAGGTTATTCTGGTACATCAGGCTATAGTGGCTTTAGCGGTACTTCAGGCTACTCTGGTACGTCTGGTTACAGCGGTATAAGCGGCTTCAGTGGTTACAGTGGTATCTCAGGCTTTAGCGGTACTTCAGGCTACTCTGGTATATCAGGTT